CCTCCGGTGCGGGTCTTGATCCACAGGGTTTGGGCCTTCTTATTCCTGATGATCCTACTACTGGGACTGTTGGTAACATTAATCGTGCAAATGAAACTCAGTGGCGTACTTCTGCTTATGATTTCAACGGGAACTTGGATAGCACGAACATCGAAGAGGCTTTTGATGATATCCTAATGGACTTGACGCTTAAAGGTGACAAGCCCGATGTTATCCTTACGGGTCGTAACCTGTATCGCCATTACCGTACTGCGGTGCGTGATAAAGTTGTCATCAACTTGTCAGAGTCTAACTCTGGTAAGAAAATGATGGACCTAGGTTTCTCTGGTGTTAAGCATCAGAACATTCCTATGATGTATGACGAGGACTGTCCTGTTAACAAAGCGTTCTTTGTTAATAGCAAGTACATTCGTCTACATATCCTCAAGCATGTTAATATGAAGGTCAAAGAGTTGGTCGCCCCGTGGACGATTGACGCTCATGGTCGTCGTGTTGTCTGGCAGGGCCAGTGGTGCTTGTGGAAGGCGTTCCGTACTCACGCGGTTTTGATTAACTCGTAACAGAAGGAGATAAAGGGGATGTCTGATATCAAACCACGTTTCCAAGTACGACAACTAGAGGGAATGGGTACTAGGACAGTTGCTAAACCTAAGACGGATAAAGCTGGTAAGTTGCTTGGTGGCTTCGAGTATGAAGACATAGAAGTAGATGCTGGCTGGATGGTATACTTTCCTAGTGGCTCTTCCATTCACGTATGGACTAAAGAAGAGATGGATAGGCAAGGTTTTCTAAGGCCCGCTACTCATATAGATATGGAGACTGGTGACACTGTTGCCCCTCCAATGGAAGTGGACTATGAAAAGAAAGCGGAGATGATCGCCAATCGCAAATCTTCTAAATCTGCTCACACAAACTAACGGAGAAAGGTTATGTCTAAGGTTCTTCCCGATTACTTCCCGCGTAACATCAGTCAGTATGTTCCTAATATGGAATTTGCTGCTGATGTCATTGACGGTGTAGTTCTTGTTTCACTAGGCGCACCGTCTATTGAAAACCAAGATGGCATCCTTGATGGTGTTACTATTGGCGATGGTGCTGCTCATACATTCACTAGCAGCGATTTTGCTGTTACGTTTGATGGCAGTTCAACTCACATTGGCGAAGACTCCGCTGGTGTAATCAATGCCAAGTATGGTCGGTGCCTTATTGCACTTGGCGATGCATCTACCGATGAGACTGTGACGGTTAGTGGTCGTGATTACCTTGGACAGAAGATGTCTGAAGTGTTCACGCTTGCTGGTGTGGTTCTTCAATTTGGCAAGAAAGCCTTCAAGTACATTGATAGTGTGCTTGTATCATCTAGTTCTGGTGGTTCGTTGATGGACCTTGGTTGGAGTGATCGTCTTGGTTTGCCGTATAAGGCTGAGAAGATGATCTCTTATACAGAGAATGATGTTTCATTCCCTGTTGATCCGGTGGAAGTTGTAGTGGAAGTTGATGCAGTTCGTTATGCATCTGGTGCGGACGTTGTACTCCCTAGTCCCATTACGGGATACATTACGGGTGTCCACTCCGTAGTTACTACGGCTACTACGGGTATTCAAACGTCTACTGTCGTTGTTGGTACTACTGATGTCCTTGGTATTAGTCTAGTTATTGCTGCTACTTCGGGTGTTGCAACTCTTGATAGTGATGTTGCTACTACTGATGATGATCAGGTCACTAGCAAGGTAGCTAAGTTTGGTGCAATGGGCATCTCAGGTAATGGTACTCCTACTGCGGGTGCTGCCACTTACACTGTTACTGTTGAGCCGATTACGTTCATTGCAGGCGTTGATACTGATCCGCAGACTACCTCTACTACCGATCCTCGTGGTACGATTCGCTGCACGACTCCGTGTGATGCGAGCATTGTCTACGAAGTCAGTTATACGTGTGATACTAGTGATCTACACGGTGTTGAAGCTGTCTAAGTAGGTAAGGTGGGGGAGTTTTGGCCTCCCCTTTTCTCCCCCACTGACCTCTAGGATTTTACATGGCTACACTTACAGAGTTAATTACTCGTACTGAAGCTAGATTGTCACAAGTACCGGCTGCGGGTGCTCAAATCTATGCGGAAGATCGTATAGCAGAGATGATCCAACACAAATTTGATGTGTTGTTTGATGAGGTCTTTTGGCCTCAATTCTGTACCTGGAGACAGTATGTATTAGATGGTACATTAGGCGTTGTCACCGCCGATTTAACAGATGTTATTAAACGCATTGAAGACATTCAAGTTATTTTCCCTACTACATCATCTAATGCTGCTGTAACTAAAATGTCCCCATCAGTAACCAATCCATATACATTTTCGGGTACGGTTCCTATTCATTACGAGGGACTAAGTAGTGCGTTTACTAATAAGACTACGAAGGTGTTCCGTATTTGGCCGTTAACTGCTACGGGAACAATTGCATTACGACACAGGACTAAGCCAGATACCTTCGTAGGTACTGATGAGATAGACTTTGATGATCAAGCATTGATCCTTGGTGCGGTCTATGACTACTTAGAAGATGATGGCACTAATCCTAATGCAACACAGAAGTTTCAAGGTCTGTTCGAGACACGAGTTACACAGTTGAAGAATAACTTTAACAGTGGGCCTATCAGTCTTGATCCACTAACGACATTACCACAAACGTTTGCATTTACGGAGTTACCATAATGCCTGAACAAGTGCCACAAGCGCCAGGTAGCCTCTCTCTTTGGGATGTAATTACTTCTATGGCGGATACCGCAGGAACTACTGCAACAAGCTCTCTTGGCGTAGCAAAAGATATGATCACAGGGAACAGTTTTGAGCAGGCAATGGATAAGCAGAATCTTTTGTTAGAAGAATTGAAGAAGAGAAACGCCGCACAGGGTACTGGGCCGCGTCCTCGTACACTTTTCTAACGGAGTTACCATAATGCCCTCAGCTAGTCTGATACGTGATGCGTTAATAGGGTTGATGCAGAGAAAAGGTTTAGGTAAAAAAGACATAACACCAAAATTGGAAATACCACAAGAACCAATAGGGTATCAACCAAGCCAATCACTACAAGAACTTGATGACCTCCTTCTTCGCTCTAATCCGCTTGAAGATGTACTGGATGAAGCGACAGATTTTGGTGGAGAGATTATTGAGCCAGTAGTAAGAAAGCTGAAAAACCCAGGTTTTAAGAAGATTGATCCAAAGGAGGAGTTACCATAATGCCAGCAGCCAGTATAATACGTGAAGCGTTGATCAATTTGATGCAAAGTAAGAAGACAAATCAAATCCAACAACGTAGTGCGCGTAACCCTGCCCCACCTAATTCTCCTGAAAATCCAACAGTAATTGATGTTGCAAGAGAGAATGCTAATGAAAGTGCAGCGGCAAACTATACCGCCGACGAGCTTGCTGGAGCACGGGACCTTGCTAATAAAGTACAAGGTGAAGACCCATTAGCTGCCCCGTATCGCCAAAATAGGATGATAGAGCCTGAGAGATTAAAGGCACATGATCGTGCGGCTGTTGGTGCTCCTGATACCAATCCCGATGATTATATGCCTGGTATTGCTCGACAAGACCCAGGGAGATTCCCTGATTCAAACGTACAGAAAGAACGTATGGCGGTGATGGAAGAAGACTTCCAATTTGCACAAAAAGAATTTGAACGGTTAGCTGGTCGTCCTCCTTCTCCTGATGAGATGAAAGATATTGGCACACTGGAAAACTTAGTTGATATACTCAAAGATGCATCAGGTGAATCTCGTGGAAGAGGCATAGGTAAAGCTACAATCGCAGATGATATGGATGAGATTCCTTTCTAATGGTTAATACATTCCTCTTCCCAACGAATGCGCGTGTCCAGAGAAGGTCATTACTTCTGGATGCGACCATCCGTGACTTTAGTGGTGGATGGAATGTTGTTGATGCCGACCTAAACTTAGAGACTAAGTTCTCCAAGATACTACAGAACATGCACCGTGGTGAGGATGGAGCACAAGTTGTACGTCCTGGCACGAAGTTGTTTGCTGATACTAGTGCCCATCTAGATGAGATCATTAACTGTGAGTACTTTAACAATCATGTTGTAGCAGTAGGACGTAATGGCAAAGTAGTTAGTGTAGATTCACAAGGCGTAGTACATCTAATATGGGATGAGAACTTTGCTGCATCACTAGCTGGCTCTCCTTTAGGTTGGTCTACTAC